TTGATAGGTATGTAATTCTGTTGCTGTTGTCATCATAATAATTGTGGGTTCGCCCTGTTTTACCAGGGCTTCCCCTGATAAATTAACCTCCTATTGTTTGTAATTCTCGTATTGGATGACCCAGTGCTAAAGCCTTTTTATGTGCTTTATAAGACAGTGAATCTTTACCTTTCTTTTTCAATCGCCTTTGATAGCGAAATGCTTCTCTTTGATCTCTCTTGAGTTGCTCGAGTGTAATCATAATTAATCTCCATGATTGAGTTAAAAATTACATAACGAAGAAGTTTATACCATAGGCTATTTCTCCTTTTTCTTGGTTGCTTTTTTAGCTGCAGGCTTTTTAGCGGCTGCTTTTTTAACCGCCAAAGGCTTAACAACTAATCCTGGAAAAGCTTCGTTTACTATCGAAGCTGTAAGACCTTTTAATTTTCTGTCTTTTGCAGTAATTAAAAGTTCTGATTCAGATGGATGCATACTTTCTAATGCATCAATAAATAACTTTTCTCTTCGAACAGCCTGGACTTGATTGCCAATAGGTCCTTTAAAAAAGTATTTAAGTTGTTTGTGAGTTCTAAAAAGAGAAGAAACTGAATACCCTTCTGGAGCATCGTCTTTCTCGTATGGTGGTGCACCTTCTGGTAGTAATGATACTACATCTAAGTCAAAATTGACTCTTAGTACATCTTTTAGCGCTGGGTGAGTATTTGATCTTAGGATCTCAACCTTGTCCTTATTTGTTTTTGCCTCAGATACTTCTTTTAGTACCTGCGGAATTAATTTTTTAGCCATTGTAAAATTCCTCTACACATTCAATCAATTGATTGCATCGTTTATTAATTAAGTAAGTCAATACCTTCATACGTGCTGCTGGTTTTGTCTCGTTAAAAGTATTTATAATGTTTGTTTGGATAGGTTCTGGTATATAATCAAAATCTATTAAAGTTTGATTTCTTTGAAAATTACGATAAACCTCATCGCCCATTAGTTCTCTTAAGTTATCTATATTATTTATCCATTCATCGACTCTAGTTTGTCTTAATTGGTTCTGATGTGCTTCGGATATAAATGTATCATCTGGTGATAAGACATTGGGTATACCATCGCCTGAGTCGCCACGCATAATATGATTCCACTTATATGTAATAGGGTGCGGATCCTGAACTAACTTCTTTTGTATTGGGCTAAATTGTTTTACGTTACTGAATTTATGTAGTTGTATAAAATCTTTATCAGAAGATATAATCATAACTGGTTCATGCTGACCAAACTCTTGGGTTTGCATAGTAAGTGTAGCAATAATATCATCTGCCTCGGTATTATCTAAATGTAATACCTTCCATGGTAAATTTTCTCGTATCTCTTCTCTGATTTCATTTAAAGATGTAAAGATATTGTTCCAATCTAAATCAGATGCAGACCTATTCTTTTTACGTGCTGCTTTATATTCTGGAAAGAAATCTTTTCTCCAAGTATTAAATCCGTCGCATGCTAATACCATTTGGCCATATTCATCTCTATACTTTTTATTGTACATACGTAAAGAATTTAGAATCATATGTCTAATTAAATCTTTATCATCTATCTTTTGTACTATAATATTGCTTAGTGCAATCTGTGAATAATCTACTATAATCATTAATCTATCCTTTCGCCTTTACCCCAATCAATAACAACAGGGAAACGGGGAACTCCATCTGGTGTTAGGTCAAAATATCTACACGTGACCCATTGTGCTTGTTCTGGATTATTTAATAAGTTTTCTAATGTTTCAAAGTTACCTCTTACTCCACTTCTAAATGTTAAATCCCCATTTGTTAGAACAAAGTGCTTAGCATAACCTTTCCAGTTACCATCACCTTCTAATACTTCTACTACTTGGAATTCTTCTGTAATAAATTCTTTTCTTTTTAGAAGATTCTTAGATCTTTTGTTTTCATATGCTGTATTGTTTCTAACCATTTGTCCTTCATAACCATGTTCGGTATAAGCAGAATATAAAGCATCTAATTGATCTTGTGATTTAGCCTGGGTGGTTTCTACGGGCTTACATGAATCACCACCAATCATAATATGAACATAAGATATTCTTTCTTGGAAATTCCATTCTTTAAAACTAGGATCGTAAACATCATATACATGATATTGAACTAATTCTTCACATTCTATTCTTTCTTCTTCAGATGGTTTTACTTTTCTAACCAAAGAAGTAATTTTATTAAAATCTGATTTAAGTTCGTGGTTATATAGTTCACCATCTAATATCATACCTGGTTGTTCTTTAAAGAAAGGTTTTAATTCGTTAAATATATGATCGCAGGTAGTAATCTCTTTTCCTGCTCTAGTATATAATCCATCTTTTCTAGCAATACATCTAATACCATCTAACTTAGGTTGTGACCAGCCAGAATCCTGTGGACGTTTGGTATAGTCTTGTGCTAACATTGGCTTGAATTTATCGTAAGTATCTACTTCTGATATTAAAAGAAAGTATTCACCATCTAGATTAATTTGCCATTTAGCTTCTGCTTCTTTTTGTGCTTGCTCATCTGCTGTAGTAGCATTAGATCTACCTACGTTTTTAGCTTCAGAACTATTTAATCCGCTCTGAACCATTTTGCCATTCTTTACTCCAGATATAGTAAATGTACCTGGGGTCATACCGGTTTGGTATGCCATAGTCCATTCGCGTATTTTTCCTGTAGAATCCCTTTTGTAAAGTGTGGGTAACTTATGTATCTGTATCATCCTTATCATCCTCATCATTTATATTCATATCAAAATCTGGTTCGAATGTAACATCGAACTCTGGTTCAAAGCTTACTTCAAATTCGGCTTCTGGCATTTGGGACATTTGCTTTACTTTAATATAAAGCTTATCCATACTTTTTTGTAATTCGTGTGGTATTTCTATGTGTCTTAGTAACATTGCATTAATAAGATTTGTAATAACATATATGTCTCGGGATGCCTGATGTTCTTCATTATAGAAATCTGCATCAACAAAGTATTCTGATTGATTAAATATTTCTTCTATAATAACATCGCACAAATGTCGAGCCATTCCATTGCAATCTTCAGATGCTAAATTGATTAGCTCTAGTGCTTCTTTTTTGGATATTTCCTCGGGAGTAGGAAATTTAATGATATTGTCTTTTTTTGTCATATGGTCTATTATACCATAGTTGAGACTGAATGTAAACCTTTTATTTCAAAATATTTACACTATTTGAACCTAATCTGATGTTAATTATACCGTTATAATAATCATCTCTTAGTAATACCTCATGCTCAAATTGCAGCTTAGCTTCCATATAAGCTAATTCACCTTTCATAGTACCAATATAAAGTATCTCTCGGTGGAACTTATCTAGACCTATTTCAGCTATATCTTCTGTAAGGTTCTTAGAAGAACCACAATATTTACGCCAGTCTGACTCTACTATTGATCTTCTTTTTCTCTTCTGACCTTTTAAAGGCGGAAGTGTTTTCTTACTCCAGAAGAACTTCTTACCAATATACTTTTTATTATTAACTGTATTCGTTACCTGATATATGAACCCATACATTGTTTTAGGGTCAAAGTCTTTTGGTGGTACGAATGTTTTACCTTTATATATCCAATCCATACTATTATTTATGAATCAAATAAAAGCTCCTCTTCGTCAGTTTCTACCTCTGGAGTCTCACCACAGAGTGGGCAGTACTTAGGTATTTGATGTTCTTCCTCTACTTTTATCTCTGTACGATTAAAGCAGAATTCGCATTCGAATATATATTCCAGTAGATCTTCTCGAACTCTGTCCAGCCACCTACGAGTTCTCCATCTACTGTTATTTGTGGGAATGTTCTTGCATTAGGAAACTTTTCAAAAAGATCTTCTCTCGTAAAGTCTTTTCCTAATTTCCAATAACTATATTCGTGCTCTGATGTTTCTTGCATCATTGCTTGGGCTTTGTGTAGTGCTCTATCACAAAACGGGCAATTGTCTTTTCCATAAATTTCTATTTTCATTTCATTGTCTCCTCTATGAATTTTCCTATTGTTTGTATATCGTTATCAGATAACATTCCAGCTTGAGCCCACATTGTAGAACTCATCGGACCAACTTCACCTCTATTTTTATAGGTAATTAATCTATCTGTAATGTAATCCGCTGATTGACCTGCTAGCTTTGGAAACACTGCCATACCTTGTCCTTCCATTCCGTGGCATGCTGCACATCCTGCCCATAATCCTTTTATAGAACTAAATTCATCTTCGGCTGCTAACGCTTGTTTTCTTTGTTCTTGTTCTACTGAAGTTCCAAACTGTGCTACATATTCTTCGTAGCATTCGCCATAACATGAGCTATTGCTTTTTCCACCTGTATATTGCATATCTGGGTATATTACCACCGCGCAAAATAATCCTATTGATGTTGTGGCTAATAATGCCATTCCTAGTTCTTTCATAATTTTATTCCTGAATCTATTACTAATTGTATCAACCAAAATGATAATATCATAAATCCAAATACTAATACTTGAACTACTGACATGATTGCTACTTGTTTCATTGGGTGTACTTCTACTATTCTTTCTATCATATCCTCGCTTGGAGACAGATTAGCTGCTTGAAGTATTTTCTTTTCTGTTTCTTTTTTCATTCTGTTTGTGTTTTACCCTGCTTTGCCATATATTCTCTATGGGTAATTCTTTTCTCTTTCATAAACTTAACATTTCTTTCCCGAGTTTCTTTATTCATCTTTTCGGATTTAGTTAGTTTTTTCTTCACAAGGATAAACCGGATAAAGTTTTATCGTCTACATCTTGTTTAACACCACCGGTTATATAAGATGTTATTTCTGTTTCTTGTGGAGCAACTTGAACGTTACCACCACCAATCCATTTCTCTGTCCAAGGTAATGGGTTTAATTTTGGTACTGAGAACGGGCATGCTAATCCTATAGCTCTCATACGTTTACATCCAATCCATTCTATATAGTCACAAAGTATTTGTTCGTTTAATCCAATCATTGAACCATCTTTGAATAAGTATTTAGCCCATTGTTTTTCTTGTTCAATAACATTGACAAATAGATTGATTGCTTCTTGTTCCATCTCTTTAGATATTTTAACAAAATCATTATCTTCTTTTAACATATTCTTAATGATTGTTGTGGTTGCTGCTAAATGCACGTTTTCATCTCTTGCGATAAACTTAATAATCTTAGCATTACCTTCCATCTTTTTAAGTTCCGCGAACGCCCACGAGCACGCGAAGGATACATAAAATCTTATACCTTCTAGTGCATTAGCACTTAACATACACATCCATAAAGCTTGTTTATGTTGTTTTGTATTTGTTGCAGAGTTATT